CTAGAGTTGCTCTCCCCCTTGGGCTTGAACCAAGACTTGACGGATTAACAGTCCGTTGCACTGCCAGTTATGCTAGAGGAGAAGGATGCTTCTTAGAGGAGATTGGTTTGTCCTAGTATTATTAGCAATCCCATTTACGCAAAGCCAACGCTTTGCGAGTAGGTCGTCCCTTGGAATCTTTAAGGGGTCCCTGTGAACCGCCCATTCTGGCGCAGAAGGATTTGCGTCGGGCTGCTGACTTTGGTGATTTGGCTGCTTGTTTAGCCGACACAGGAGGCTTCAGGGTGCCACCTGTTTGTGCTTTATAGGATGCCCGTCCTTTGGCGTTTAATCCACCTTTGGGATTTTTGCCTTCAGCACGGGTCCATGCTGCTGTTTTCTTTTTCGCTGGCATTACTTATTCCTTGTACGCTTGTGAAACTGGTAGGACTTCAATATCCAAAACCCAATCAATAGGTATGTGGTTAATGTCCCCAACGGTTTCGGGATTAGGTAATTCAGACTCAAAGATAGTACCAACAATAGTAATGTAATGCTCCTGACATTCAACCCATAACCTACCAGTCGTAGTTGCAATGCTATCCATCGGTTCATAGTCGTGTGTGTCATGCCAGCCTGACGCTGGGCTGTATGCATCTCTCCATCTTACCTTAACCTCTGTCCAAGGAGCCATTTTGTCTATATCATGCTTATAAGCCATAAGACTTTAGCCCCACTCTTTTGTCCACGCATTATGGCTATGGGTAAACAAACTATTGTTTGTTTACAATACTACTATCCCTAGTAGTAACAATTACTAGCACTTGCTTATCTTACGAACGCAAGTTCCAGTATTCGCCATACCCCCCCTATAATCCCCCCCGCTGTTCCCTAGCAGAAAGTAGTCAACCAACCACCCTCAGTGGTCAAGGAACAGTACCGCTATTTGTATGGAATCTAGCCACATTGATGAACGCCAAGAAAAATACCTAAACTGGCTAGTGGTGCCTGCCCCCATGAGGCAACCACCCACACAAGAAGCCTACGCCAAACAAGAAGGCGTGGACAGCGCAACACTACGCCGCTGGCAAAAGAAACCATACTTTAAACAGGAATGGCAGAAACGGGTGGAAGATTTGCAAGGTAGCCCTGAGCGCACCCAGAAACTCATGGACACCATATACCAGCGTGCGCTCGGTGGAGACAACAAGGCTGCCCAGTTGTATCTTCAGGCTACAAACAAGTTGGCTCCTCAGCAGGTTAATATTACCCATACCCAGTCTCTTAATGAAATTTCCGATAAGGACCTAGATGAACTAATTGCAAGTCTGGCTAGTGCGGAGCAAGTTGCTCGGTTGGAATCTGATGGAAAAGCAGACTGAGTGCCCCGAATGTGGGTGCGAGTTCCCTAATTCTTTCAGGGAATGCCCTGAATGCTGGTTTGAAGAAGAACCCGTCAAGGTTCATCGTATGAATTATTTTAGAACAGATTAGTCATTAGTATGGTTCCTGCTACTCAAAACATTAAGATTACTCGTGGCGATACTGAGGTTTTTGTATTCACTCTAGAGAACGCTGACGGCACAGCCATGAATTTAACAGGTTCCACTTTTAATAGCCAGATTCGTTATACTTATGATTCTGCTACTATTGCTGCTTCTTTTACTTGTGTGTTGACAAACGCTGTCGGCGGTGTTGTCACTGCCACACTATCTGCTGGTGACTCTGCGTTGCTAACTACTGGTTCTGCTTTTTGGGACCTTCAGCGTACTGAAAGTGGTGTTGTTACTACTATTCTTTCTGGTAAATGTACCGTTTTGCCTGATGTAACCAGAGTGTAAGTCACAATGGCTACAACTACTAATTATACTATCAGATTAGGTAACGCCACTGTTGGTGTTGTAACCTCTGGTACTGTCGCTGTTGTTGCTTCTGCCAATATTGGTCCTGTTGGACCTATTGGTGTTACTGGAGCCACGGGCGTAACGGGTGCGGCTGCTACGATTGCTGTTGGCACAACAACTACAGGCGCAGCAGGTACTTCAGCATCTGTAACTAATTCTGGAACTTCTGGCGCTGCCGTATTAAACTTTGTTGTACCACAAGGAGTTGTCGGCGCAACTGGTACCGCAGCCACCGTTGCTGTTGGGACAACAACAACTGGTGCTGCGGGTTCTAGTGCTACTGTAACAAACTCAGGAACCTCCAGTGCTGCCACCTTTAACTTCACCGTGCCTCAAGGCGCTACGGGCGCTACGGGCGCTACAGGTGCCACTGGGGCGACTGGAGCAACAGGTTCACAAGGCATCCAAGGAATCCAAGGTGTTACAGGCAACACAGGTGCTACAGGAACTGCTGCAACCATTGCTGCGGGTACCACAACTACGGGTGCTGCAGGCAGTTCTGCTGCTGTAAGCAATTCAGGTACCAGTGGTGCAGCAATCTTTGACTTCACTATTCCTAGGGGAGATACTGGCGCAACTGGTTCTACAGGCGCAACTGGTACAGCAGCGACAGTTGCTGCAGGTACTACCACCACTGGGGCTGCAGGTACCACTGCTGCCGTAACTAATGCGGGAACTTCTAGTGCTGCTGTGTTTAACTTCACTATCCCTAGAGGTGATGTTGGTGCTACTGGCGCTACGGGTTCTCAAGGTATTCAGGGAGACACTGGAGCGACTGGCGCTACGGGAGCGACAGGTGCTGCTGGGGCTGGTGTTGCTGTTGGTGGTACTGCTGGACAAATTCTTTCTAAAATTGACTCTACTGATTATAATACCCAGTGGGTTTCTACTGTTCCTGTTGCTGCATACACTTCGGTTCTTAAACACGAAGTTAAGGCTGGCGAAGCAATCACTAAAGGACAGGCAGTTTATGTTTCATCTTCTAGTGGTACTAACATGGTTGTTACTAAAGCAACTAACGCCACAGAAGCGGGTTCTTCTAAAACAATGGGTCTGTTGGAATCAACTGTCGCTTTAAATGGTTTCGCCAATGTAGTTACAGAAGGTCTATTGGCTGGCTTGAACACGGCTTCTGCTACTGCTGGCGACCCTGTATGGCTCGGAACTAATGGGAATTTGCTTTATGGGTCGGCTAACGAACCTGTTGCTCCTGCCCATATTGTTTATATTGGTGTTGTAACCAGAGCACATGCTACTGTTGGTGAGATTTTTGTCCATGTTCAAAATGGTGTTGAATTAAATGAAGTACATAATGTTTTAATCACCAGCCCTCAGGACAAGGATGCTTTGGTTTATAATGCTGCAACTGGTTTGTGGAAAAACACGGTTGCGTCATCGGACCCGATGAATGACAGCAAATTTAGTGCAATTATTTTAATGGATGTAGGAGTTTAATATGGCAAGTGGTGACAGAGTAGAAACACGATTGGTTAACCCAACAGCGTTAACAGCAACAGACGCAGCCCTTGGGGCTGCGGTTGTTGCCACCAGTCATGTGTGGGTTATTAAACAGGTTATATTGTGTAACACTAGTGGCACGGACAGACTAGTATATTTAGGTATTGGTAATACTGTTACTGGTGGAACTTCTAGCCGTTTTATTCACGCTCTACCTATTGCTGGGTTTGACACTATCGTGCTGGATACGGCTATGGTTTTGAACGCTGGTGATAGGTTGTGGGGTTATTCCGACTTTGCTAGTGCTGTTAATATTACTGTTGTTGGCTGGGACAAAACACTGTAATGACTATTTCTTCTGCTCTCGGTTCTTCGGCTTTGTTGCCTGCTGGACTTGGTTTTCGTAATGTTTTAATCAATGGCGACATGAAAGTTGCCCAACGGGGTAATACATTCTCTTATGGTACTGGCGGTGGCAACTACTACTACGGTGCCGATAGGTGGAGAACCCAAGATTACACATGGTCAGCAGGTACAAACCCTACTGTCAGTAACGAAACAACCGTTGTCCCAACTGGTTTTACCAACGCATATAAATGGGCTAACGGTGCCACCCCTTTAACATTCAACTCTGGTGGTAGTCAGTTTATTAATCAAACAATAGAAGGATACAGTGCTTCTGCTCTTTATGGGAAAACTTGTTCTTTGTCTTTTTGGGTTAGGTCATCAACAGCAGGAAAGTATAGCATTTGGTTCACCAACGGCGCATCTACTAGAAGTCTGTTAAAAACATACACAATTATTTCTGCTAATACTTGGGAGTACAAAACATTAACTATTGATATGGCAACGGCTGTGTCCAGTGGTGTTTGGGAAAAAACAACAAGTGCGGGATTAAGCATGTCCTTTTCGCTTGGTTCTCATGCTGACCGTATTGGTAGTTCCAACTTGGATTCATGGGGAGCATTAAGTTCTTACCATTATGCAACTAGCGATTCAGTCAACTTGGCTACCATTGCAAACTCTACTTTTTATTTAACAGGTGTGCAGTTGGAACAGAACTACCAGCCGACCCCGTTTGAACAACGACCTATTGGTATTGAATTACATTTATGCATGAGGTACTACCAGAATTACCCTTATGGGGAATATCAAGAAAAAGTAGTGGCTATTGGTTACGCAGCAGCAAACTATTATTACGGCACACAAAACATGCGTGTTCCATTCAGGGCAGCCCCAACTATAACTTTATCTAGCATCCAGTGGAGAAATCCAGCAACTGCTGCATTAAGTGCAGGAAGCAATGCTTACTATAACGCCCATGCCGATGGTGCTTATTTTGCGTTTGCTGCTGCCAGTGGTGGATATAATGCTTTGAGTTTCTTTATTGCTTCAACACAGACTGCGGAGTTGTAAAAATGGCTAGATATATTGAAGGTGATTTGACGCAGTATGTGTGGTGTCCACCTAATGCCCCAGAACTTGCTCGTTACATTGAACGAATAAACGATGACGGTACAGTTTCAATTATTCCTAATGATTCAGCGAATGCAGATTTTGTTGAGTACGAGTTGTGGCTATCAGAGGGCAACACGCCTGAGCCGTATCAAGAACGATTTGCGAGCGAGGCATAATGGGTATTTCACAGCAAATAGGTGCATCATCGCTAATTAAGGCTGGTGTTATTGACAACACCGCTAACCGTCCTGCTAGTCCTTACGAGGGTCAAGTTATTTTTCAGAAGGATACGGACCAGTTGCTTGTGTGGAATGGTACGGCGTGGGTTATCCCGAACAGTCCTGCACAAAACCCAACAGGTTTGGAACTGGTGACGGCGCAAACTATTGGTACCGCTGTTTCAAGTGTCACGGTAAGCAATTGTTTTAGCAGCACCTATGACAACTATTTCATCACTATGGGTAATGGTGGAATAGTTAGTAGTTATGGTCCATTTTTAAGATTTAGTCTTGCTGGTGTTACCACAAACTTGTGGTATGGGGCTGGTTATTATATGCAAAACGCTACTACAATTACAGGTTTTAACAATGCGGGGACAGCATACGGTTATGCAGGGGTTGGAGAAACAGGTTCGTATGGTTTCAAAATTGATATTCAATCACCATTTTTAACTAAACAAAAAGATTTTATGGTTCAATATGTTGGTGGTGGCACATCAACATATTCTGGTATTTACAATTCCCATTGCAACTCGTCAGCATCTTGTGCTTCTTTTACAATTACTCCCGAATATGGAACTTTAACTGGTGGAACAATAACAGTTTATGGATATAGAAAGAGTTAAGAAATGTCAAGACCGAACATTCAAATAGATAATGAAGTCCGTGAAATGACGGAAGAAGAATACGCTGAACTTCTTGCATCGGGCTGGACCGAAGAAGGAACCCCACTGGGGGGTACTGTGTAATGGCTATTAGTAATAATTCAACAGGTATCCGTACAGGTGTGTGCACCAGTACGACACGCCCTACAGCCCCGTATGATGGTCAAGTAATTTACGAAACAGACACCAAACTTATGAGGGTGTATGCTGTTTCTACTTCAACATGGAACTTTATAGCACCACAATTAAAGATGTTAGCAGGAACAAGCAACTCAACATCATTAGTTAACATAGGAGACAAATATCAGTTGGTTTACAATAACGAACATATTGATATTGACGGAGAATATAATCCTTCAACATCAACATTTACCTGTGCAAACACTGGTGTTTATCTTATAAACATACAAACCAGTGCCCGTTTAGGAAATAGTGGTGATGACTATAAAGTGTATATCCGTAAAAATTCTACAGATAGTCAGCCGTTTACTCAGGGGGCATCATCTGGTAATGCCGAAATAGATATGTTTATTATGCACCGACTGTCTCTTACGGCTGGGGATACAGTTAAAATTTATGCTGTTAACCAAGGGGCATACACCAATAGAATTGGTAATATATACACCGAAAATGCTTGGTGGAAGATAGAACGACTATCTTAATTTGTAACACAAAAGAATATTATGGATTTACAATCATTAATACATGAAAAAGAATGGCGTAAATGCCGAGGCGCAGACGACGCCACACTAGAAGAACAACTAGAAGCATTTGTTTACTTCTGTGAAAACTACTGGCATATTAAACACCCCGAACGAGGTCGTATAAAGTTTGAAATGCGTGAAGCACAAGTTGAAACCATGCGTGTCTGGATGTCCGAACGCTACAGCATTGTACTAAAGGCACGCCAGATTGGTTTCTCCACTCTGGCTGCCGCATACGCTTTCTGGCTTGTGTTCTTTCGCCCTGACCGTTTTGTAGTTATGCTAAGCCGTACCGAACGAGAGTCAGTAAAACTATTGGCTAAATCTAAATATGGTTTTAGGTTTATGCCTCAGTGGATGAAGGAACGGGGACCTAAGCAAACGACTGACCATCAGCAGAAAATGATGTTTGATAATGAGTCTGCTATTGAATCTTTACCTAGTGGTTCTGACCCTGCTCGTGGTGAATCGGTGTATTTGGTTATTGTGGATGAGTGGGCTTTCTTACCTAACCCTGAGGAAGCGTGGGCTTCTATTGAACCTATTGCCGATGTTGGCGGGCGTGTAATTGGTTTGTCCACCGCAAACGGGTCTGGTAATTTCTTTCACCAAATGTGGGTTGGTTCCCAAACGGGCACCAACCAATTTGAAGGAATCTTTTTCCCTTGGTCCGCTGGTGACCGTGACGAGGATTGGTACACAGTTAAGGCACGAAATATGCAACCTTGGCAGTTACATCAAGAATACCCCCGCAGCCCTGAGGAGGCTTTTGTCAAATCAGGTAACCCTGTATTTGAC